TGTCAATGACTGTCTCGCGACAGTTTCGGATATTGAATCCATCATCAGACTGACTTTTAAAAGTTATTGGTTAAAAATTCTCTAACTTGTTGGTCTGCTTTTTGATCGTGCATGAGTGGGTTATATCCATTGTTATTAATTTGATCTAGTAAAGCGCATAGATCTTCGTTCTCTAATGCGATTAATTCATCTATCCCAAATTCATTACATATATTTATAAAATTTATTCTAGTCATCTTGCATTACTCCTCGTTATTGTTTGTCAATGACTGTCTCGCGACAGTTTCGGATATTGAATCCATCATCAGATTGACTCTTTAAAATTCTGAACAAAATACTACTGAATTATCAGTTTTCCCACAATACCGCGTGACCTCGCACAACCAATCTTCAGCCTCTTCCAATGTCGCGAACTCTTTACCGTAGTCAGTTTTTAACTCTTTTAAGTTGCATTCTGAATATTCGCAACACAATCCGACAACATCTAATTCTAATTCTACCTCGCAGTCGTTCTCATACTGTTCTAAATAATCAAACAATACCGCAAGACCTTCGTAACTAAAATAGTTTTTGTAACTGTCGCGGGACTGAAAAGCATCTCTAAAGTCAAACCAGTTTACTGTTGTTTTCATTGTGCATTGCTCCTTTTAATTAATTAATCTGTTACCGCGAGATAATCTTATAAAAAGACAAGGTTTTCTGATACAAGATAATCCTTAATAACGTCTAATGATTTTACTTAGTTGCATAAATACAACACTTTTAGAAGACTGTCTCATTTATACAACAACTCTATAGGCTCCCTAACAAGCTCACACTCCCTAGTATTTATGAGCCACTGGTGTCTCTTTTTTACAACACTGTCTCATTTATACAACATGTGGTATTAATACAACAAAACTGTCTCATTTTTACAACATGTCTCATTTTTACAACATAGCCAGGAAACTGTCTCATTTATACAACATGGGGGGAGGGTTGTTTAGTTTTGCTAATTTAATTTAATTACCTTAACAGATACAAAAAAAGAAGAAATGGGCATAATATTGCATAAATTATGTAATAATTGGACAGTAAAAAGACATTTAGAATCATAAGGTTGTAGTTGTTATTAAATAATGCTCATTTAGAGCTAAATAAAGCAGAGTACTTATAAAATAAAACACTTGACAAATGGTTAAAAATGTGATACACTCCTCTACTATAGAGATCAAAGAGAAAACTACTTAAAAACCCCCATTACTACTCCCGTCTTAATCTCTATAGTTATTAAGATAGTAATTAATTAAGTTAAATAGTGTTGAAAGGATAAACATTTTGTCCCTTGAAGACCCTAAGCCTGTAAAAAGAGGGCGAGGTAGACCTAGAAAGACTGAAGTTGAAGCAAAAAAGAAAAGAAACAGTGTTGGTAGACCGCCAGGAGAAGCTGCAAGGATTAAAGAGTTTCATGCAAGGCTATTAGCTACTAGCGGTGAGACAGTTATTAACACAATCATTAAGAAAGCACTTGATGATGACGATAAAGATCAGGTAGCGTGTCTAAAGATGTGTATTGACCGTGTATTACCTATGTCGTATTTTGAAAAGGGTAAGGATGCAGGTAGAGGCAGTGTCAACATTCAGATATCAATGGTAGGCGATAAGCAAGCTGAAGTTTTAGAACAAGAAGAAGTAACTGATGTAGAGTTTGAGACTGTTCAGAGTACCGATTATTCGGTAGAAACTAAAGAAGGCTAACGGATGTCAGACCTAAAGATTAGTTTACTTCCCTGGCAACAGGAGGTCTGGACTGATCCAGCTAGATTTAAGGTCATAGCTGCTGGTCGTAGGACAGGTAAGAGTAGAATGGCTGCGTGGAGACTGATAGTGTCTGCGTTAGAAGCTGACAAGGGTCATGTCTGGTATGTAGCCCCTACTCAGCAACAGGCTAGAGACATTATGTGGCAACAGCTACTGGAGTTAGGTAATCCGGTCATAGCAAATAGCCATGTAAACAATATGCAGTTAACATTGATTAATGGTTCTATCATATCGTTAAAGGGAGCAGACAGACCAGAGACAATGCGAGGTGTAGCTTTAAAGTTTGTTGTACTCGATGAGTATGCAGATATTAAACCTACAGTGTTTGAGCAGATTCTTAGACCAGCGTTAGCTGACTTGAAGGGTCACTGTATATTTATAGGTACACCAAAGGGACGTAATCACTTCTACGACATCTACAAGATGGGACAGAGTGGTAAGCCGGAGACTAAAGACTGGAAGTCCTGGCACTTTACTAGCTTTGATAATCCACTGCTAGATAAAGAAGAGATTGAGATAGCAAAGAACACCATGTCTACGTTCGCATACAGACAGGAGTTCATGGCTAGTTTTGAAGCACCACAGTCAGAGATATTTAAAGAAGACTGGGTGGTAGTAAGAGATAAAGACGATGAGCCAGAGCATGGTACTTACTACATGGCTGTGGACTTAGCAGGTTTTGAGAACGTATCAAAGCAAGCCAGCAACAAGAAGAAGTACCTAGACCAAACGTCTATAGCTATTGTCAAGGTAGGAGATGATAACAAGTGGTGGGTAGATAAGGTTGATGCAGGAAGGTGGGATATAAAGGAGGTATGCGAGAGAATCCTAAGTCATGTCCAATTATACGGCATTCAAGTAATTGGAATAGAAAAAGGTTCTCTAATGAGAGCATTACTGCCTTATCTAACAGAGATGATGTTAAAGCAAAACGTGTATCCCAGAATAGAAGAAATAGCAATAGGCAATAAGAGTAAAGTAGACAGAGTTGTCGGTGCATTGCAGGGTAGGTTTGAACACAGGCAGGTAGAACTCTGTGATGGTGACTGGGTAAGAGAGTTTAAAGATGAGTTACTTAACTTTCCTACCACTGGTGTGCATGATGACATGGTTGATTCAGTGAGTCTAATAGCTCACATAGCTAATGCAGCAGTATACTTTGAAGATGATTTTGATGAAGATTACGAACCCTTAGACATTATATCAGGATATTAATATGGCTAGAAGTTTTTTAGAAAGGTTAGGTACAAATCCTGCTGCTGCTGGAGTAACTCAAGATCCTTATGCTAATGTAACGCCAGAACAAGCTAAGACAGTAGGAGAAACAATTATTGATTTTACTCCTGTAGTTGGTGATGTAAAATCTGGAGTTGAAGCTATAGATTTTTTTACTAAAGGTCAGTACGGTAACTCAGCGTTATCTGCTGTAGGAGTATTGCCTTTTGTTCCTTCTTTGTTAGGTACAATGAGAGGACCAACTAAAAATTTATTTCATGGTTCATCTAAACCTATAACAAACATTGATGATAATTTTTACTCTCCTATGAATATTTATGGTCAAGGTTTTTATACAACTGATTCAATGGATATAGCTAAAGGATATACAAAAAAAGGCAGAAACCTTGCATCTTCATATAATATTTCATATGAACCCACATTATATCGTATAGATCAACCTAGTAAAATTAACTTATTTGATATGGAGTCCCCTTTAAGCGCAGACACAAAAGAAGCTCTTACAGAGACATTAGGAGATTATAGTTATTTATTAGATGAGTCTAAAAATTTAAGAGAACTTTACGATGAGTTTAGAATTGACGGAACAAATGATTTTATGTCTGCTGATGATATTCAAGATTATTTTGATTCAATAAAAGACGTATTACAAAAAAAAGGATATAAAGGTTTTGAACACAAAGGAGGTTTATTAACTGGAAAGTCTCCTCATAATGTTAGAATTTATTGGGAACCTACTAAAGATATAAAGTTTAAAGAACTAAAACCAGAAGTAATGTCTACCTCCAGAGCGCAAATAATTGAATAGGATATAATATGGCTGAACAATACGCAGAAACAGAATTTGACTCCGAGGAAAAAGAAGTAACTCAGAGTGATAGAGAGATAGTATCGTTTGTAGTTGAACACTGTGACAGGTGGAGAGACTGGAGGGATACTAATTATGAAACCAAGTGGGATGAATATGAAAGGATATACTAT